CGTCGAGAAGAAGGAGGTCAGGGCGCTCCCTTTTCCCGCGAGGAACAACGAAGAAAGCTCCATATCAGCAGCCCTCCTGCGCGTATTTACACACCGCGGCAGCTTGTGCCACAAGCGCACGGGCGCAGAAAAGAGCGCCTGCAGATCCTGCGGCGCCGCTTTCCGGATGGCGTCCGGGGCACTGCGGTCCGGCCGGGAGAAAGGCTCCCTCCGGCAGAGCCGCCGCGCTGCATGTATGCTGTTCGGTCATTGATGGTTCTGTGCTTGCCATTTGCTCTGTTCTCCTAAAGACGCATTGTTGTGTGGAAACATTATAGCAGGGTTGTGCCGAAAAAAATAGCCAATGATACCTGAATTAGTCTTAATTCTTGCCACCGCTCCCAGATACAGAGTCCTGCACATTCAGACGGAAAATACGCAGCATGGTTTCAGTTTGCGTGAAATGCCCTGAGGTTTTTGAAGAAAATGGTCGACATACGTCTGCGGGTATGTTATCCTGAAAGCAGTGATAAGAAAACGACACTGAAAGAAGGCGTGACACCATGTCAGAGAAAGAAAAGATTGCAGTTGTACGGAAGGCGACGGTTTACGACCTGCAGAAGATCCTTGACAAAGGCGAGAAGGGCAAAACCTACACCGTCGACGAAATCAAAGATCTGATGGACGCGTATGTTGTTGGCGCTGAGCAAAGTTAACCGAGGCGGGGCAGGTAACCGCCCCAGCCGAAAGAAGATACATTATCGAGTACTGACTTACGCATATCGTTGCGCGCTGTTAGCATTTTGTTAGCAAAATGCGCTTGCATTATGTGGAAAACAATCGTAAATCCGCGACATTTTTCGCACTGCAAAGCACCTTGAGAGCGCCGTAAAGCATTGATAAACAAAGAAAAACCAGCAATCGCAATGGATTGCTGGTTTTTCTTTGTGCTGGTGGACGATAGCTCCCCAAATCCGAACCCCTCGCCAGAAGGAGAGTCAGCGTTGTTGCTGACCCGGAAAGTCTTTGTTTTGCAGGAAGTGAGGTTGTATGCAGTGGTGATTTTATATCCGTCAGGTTCGTCCCATACTGTTACGGAGTTTACCAGAAGGTCGATGATGCGCCGCCTGCAATCCTCGTCCTCTATATCGCCTCCTTGGAACTTCGTCAGCCAGAATACCACCTGATCTCTGTCAATTCGGTAGATGTATTTTTCTTCTTCCCGAAGTTGAGAAGTCAGGTCTTTCTTTTCTTTCTCCAACTCGGTCAGGCGGTTCAGGAGAGCGTCAGACGCAATTCCTTTTTCAACGGCCTTGGTGATGTTGTTGATACCTTGTTCGACTTCGGTGAGTCTAGCGGACAATTCTGGAATACGGGTGTTCTCTTTCAAGTCCTTATCGGCCTGTGACATAGCCATGTCAGCCAGTTCTTCGATTACATCATCGGTGAGCAACGCCATAGCGTCTTGGGCTACAACACGTTCAATAAAGTCCTTTTTTAATGGGTTCTTATTACAGCCCTTTCGCCGCTTCCGAGAATAACAGGTATAGTAGTTGTGGATAGCTCCGGTTTTGCTCGTACCGCTTTCCCCGTTCATAGTGGCTCCACAATGCCCGCAGAACAGCTTTCCGGATAGGAGGTAATCTACCTTAGCTTTACCCCTTGCGGGCGCGTCAGCGGCCAAAGAAAGCCGCCGTTGCACCGTTTCAAAGAGGTCTTTGTCGATGATGGCTGGAATGGCGTTTTCCTTCTCTATGTCTTTGTAGATGTATGTCCCAATATACCGCACATTCTTGAATATGGATTTAAAACTGCTTCGGTTAAACTCCGAGTTCTTGGCGGTACGGTAGCCCTTGCCGTTGAAGATACGGCAAATCTCAGCCACACTCTCGCCGTTGGCGTAGAGTTGAAATGCTTCTTGGACGATATGGGCGGTTGCCGGATTTATTACAAGTCTATGGTCTTCGATTTTGTACCCCAAGGGAACATGACCACCAACGGAATGACCCTTCATGGCTGACTCTCTCAGACCACGGGTAATCTTCTGGCTGAGGTCTGCGGAATAGTATTCGGCAATACCTTCAAGTACAGACTCCAAGATGATACCTTCGGGGTTATCAGAGATTGTTTCGGTTGCGGATTTGACCCGAACTCCATTCTTCCGCAGCCGCATTTTGAACACGGCGCTGTCTTCTCTATTTCTGGCAAAGCGGTCGAGCTTCCACACGACCACGAAGTTCCAGAGATGATGGGCGCTGTCGGAAATCATCTCTTGAAAATGGACTCGTTTCTCTACATCTTTCCGAGCGGTCGTGGCACGGTCAACATAGATGGCGACAATGCGGAAGCTCTTGCGCTTACAGTACGCAATACAGTCTCGGAGCTGACCCTCAATGGACTGTTCTTTCTGCCGTTCTGAACTAAACCGAAGGTACAAAGCGACATTAACTTCACCTTTGGTCAGGGTGGTAGGGTCATCACGAAACTGCTGCTGTTCTTCCGGGGTCAGCATAGAAAGGTCGATATTAAACTTTTTACGCATATCAGAATCTCCGCTTCATTTCCCGGACGCGACCAACAAAGTGCAAACGTTTCTGGTCGGCATCTACAAACTCCATGTCGGGATAATACGGATTGAACGAGTGAAGCGAGGTGGAGTTCTCACCGAACTCGACTTGTTTTAAAAACCCGTCTGTACCGTCTACCACGACCACGGCAATACAGCCGCTCTCGATTTCGGCGTCCCGCTGAATAAGCACTCGATCTCCGTTGTCGATTTTTGGAGCCATGCTGTTACCAGATACTTCGAGCCAAAAGCAGTTGTCGTTATCGTATTCGTCCTCAACTGTTTCCCAACCAACAATCATTTCTTCTGCGATCACCCCTGTTCCTGCCGAAGCTAAACCGATGACTGGACGCAAACCCCGTTGCTCATACGGAATGTAGGTGCCAACCGTTTCCGTATTGGGAATGGGGTTATTAGTTTTCCCCATAAGGTAGTCAACCGATACTCCGAAATATTTGGCAAGAAGTTGCTGAGTGGAACGGACAGGGATAATCCCTCTCTTCCAATCCCCGAAGGAATTTTTACCGAGATCAAGTTCATCAACAATCTGTTTCTGAGTTAATCCCTTTTCTTTGCGTAGTTCGGTCAGCCGTTCATAAAAAGTCATCGTGTTTTCCTCCATTCCCGTCATCGGGATTTTTTTCAGAAAATCACTCTTGCCCTATTGGCAAATCCCGTCCACGGGATTATACTCAACTTACAACAACGAAAGTTAATAAAGGCAACAGTAATCCGAGGGGTCAGCTTCCTTCTTGCAAAAGGAAATCGGCTCCTTCGTAATCGGGGTATCGCCAATGCTATTGTCATTCGCAAAATTGATTGTAGCATAGGCGACCTCCGATTGCAAGGATTATTTACAACTAAAGTTGCAATCCGAATGAAAGGAGGTCGCACGATGGCAGAGACTTCCCGCCCGTTGTCTATGAGAGATCGTTCTTCCTACGCAGAACAGATTAGGGATAAGATTTCTCACTTTACGCTCACCTATGCGTGGCTTATTCATCGCCTGTCGGACGAGGGGCTGCTTACGGACAAATTCGAAATGTCGGCAACGCTGTCCGGCACTCGTATTGGCCCGAAAGCAGATGAAATCCTGCGTCGCTCGCTCGATATTTTGAACGAGTACGAGGCGAAAATCGTATCATGAGTGTTTTCGCCCCCGAAAAACAAGCTCAGGCAAGCGCATTAAGCCTACTGGTCGCTCAGCGCGTTCGAGAATATTTCAAGGACGAAGCTCACCGAGCCGAGTTTGAAAAGTGGTACGAACAGCGATACGGCAAGAAGTACATATGGAAGAAGGTCACTTCATGAAAAAGGTTTTTGGAGCACTCGCGTTTCTCTCGTTTTTTTACCTTCTGGGTGTAGTCGGTTCTATCGAAAAAGAGATGATGACGCTGGGTGTTGGTGCAATTCATATGGCGGTTAGCCTTGTGTGCTTTGGCTTGTTCGGTAAGCTGTACGGTCTTTCGGAGTCGAAGCAAAGAAAAAGCCGCTGACGGAAGTACCAGTTCCATCAACGGCAAGCGAAAATGCTCAATCCGATTATATATCGGAAATATTCACTTGTAAAGGAGTGATTTAAATGAACGTCAACCGTAAAGTCGGCAACGGTTTTGAAAAATCGTTGTGTGAATATTTGTCCAATAAGGGCTTCTGGGCGCATAATCTCGCTCAAAACGCACAAGGCCAGCCGTTTGATGTGATTGCCTCTCGTAATCGAGAAACCAACCCGATCGATTGCAAGGTGTGTGAGAATGATGTTTTTCGCCTGAGTCGAATCGAAGAAAATCAGAGATCCGCAATGACGCTGTGGGAGGCTACAGGTAACGGCACCGGCTGGTTTGCGCTGAGGCTGAAAGACGGAGATGTATACTTCATTTCGCTCTATACACTCAATAATTTGGCCGCAAAAGGCGTTAAGCAACTCAACGAAAGGGATATTCGCATGATGTGTATTTCCCTTGATACGTGGGTGAGTCTATGCGAGTAACTGTTGGTAATCAGCTTCGAATTGAAAACCCGTCTGAGCAGTTAATTGCATGGTGTAAGCAGCAGCTCATCCTTTCTAATCCTGAATACATCAAGAAAAAACGTATGGGTTTCTGGACAGGTAACACTCCTGAGAAGTTGTACCTGTTCCAATGGGACGGCGGCACACTGGTTCTTCCCTACGGGTGCTTGAAATCCGTTATAGAGCAGATAACCGGCCGTGACGCAATCCGGCTTGACATGGTAACGCCTACTCCGGTCTGGTATGGAGCTAATATTCCACTCTACGATTACCAGAAAGAAGCCGTATCGAAAATGCTGGAAGCTCAGTTCGGTATGCTACAAGCACCACCCGGATGTGGGAAGACGCAGATTGGAATTGCGATTGCAACTACGTTGGGTAGGCGTACACTTTGGCTTTGCCACACGAAAGACCTGATAACTCAAAGCAAAGACCGTGCAGAACAATACATGAGTCCATCGCTAACCGGAACAATCGTGGAGGGTAAGGTGCAGATTGGTAAGGCTATCACCTTTGCGACCGTTCAGACAATGTGCAATCTTGATCTTCCGCTCTACCGAAACACATGGGACACGATCATCGTAGATGAAGCCCACCGTGTCAGCGGTTCCCCAACCTCGGTCACGATGTATTCAAAAGTGCTGAACTCGTTAGCCGCTCGACACAAGTACGGCTTGACCGCTACCCCCGATCGGGCTGACGGATTGATTAAAGCGACATTCGCTTTGCTGGGCGATGTGGTTCATACCATTCCGAGAGAGGCAGTTGCTGATAAAATCGTCAAGGTCACGGTTTATCCTCGCTCTACGGGAGTTGGTCTGAACAGGGCGTTTCTTGGCACGGACGGTACGGTAATCGAAGCCAAACTGATTAACTTTCTGACCGAGAACGCTGATCGTAATAAGCTGATTATTTCCGACCTGATTGATAACTGCGACCATTACAACCTCATTCTCTCAGACCGTGTGAACCATTTACGGTATCTGATTGAGAATTTACCACTCAAGCTGAGAAGTCAGGCGGTCATGGTTGACGGTGGTATGACTTCCAAAAAGGCAAAAGTGCAGCGGGAACAGGCTATTGAAGATATGCGACAGGGCAAGAAGCGGTATTTGTTCGCCACCTATGCTCTCGCTCGTGAGGGCTTAGATATTCCCCGACTTGACCGTCTATACTTGACCACACCACACCAACACTCCGGCGTGATTGTTCAGAGCATTGGTCGTATCGCCCGTACTTTTGAGGGGAAGGGAGAACCAATAGCGTATGACTATGTTGATGACGGTATCGTGAGCATGGTCAAGCGTTACAAGAAGCGGTGTACCACCTACCGTAAATGTGGTTGTAAATTCATTGAACAGGAAGTGTCGAAGTGAAGGTTTTAGTTGCTTGTGAAGAAAGCCAGGCGGTATGTATGGCTTTTAGGGAGCGAGGAGATGAAGCATACTCATGTGATATTATCGAATGCTCGGGCGGGCATTTTGAGTGGCACATTATGCAAGATGTTATTCCGCTGTTGAATGGGAGATGTAGATTTACTACGATGGATGGTACAGAGCATTACATAGACGGAAGATGGGATTTGCTGATTGCGCATCCGCCTTGCACAAGGCTTTGTAATAGTGGACAGCGCTGGTTATATTGGGGTGATGAAGAATACCGATTGAAAAAGAAAAAAGAACAAGAAGAAGCTATTGATTTTTTCTTGAAATTCACGAAAGCCGATTGCCCAAGAATTGCCATTAAAAACCCTATGGGTATTATGTCGTCTTTATACAGAAAACCGGACTTTACATACAATCCGTATGATTTTGAAGGCGAAACAGAGTGTAAAAAAAACGGGAATTTGGCTTATTGGCGACATTCAACCGCTGAAACCTACGCGAAAAGAGCCGTTGCCAAAAGAGCAGCGCACTCAATGCATTTGGAAAGCACATTTTGGTGATAAGAAATTATCTTGGAATGATCCGGAAACTGCAAGATTGAGAAGCCAAACGCCATGCGGCATTGCTAAAGCCATGGCTGAGCAATGGGGAGGTGATGTTTGCAGTCATGGATAATCTCTTTATCTTCGACTGCGAATAGCAGTCTTTCAAGATGACTGGCTGTTCGTGTTCAAGCGCAAAGACACAGGTGAATACACCGTCATTCACAACGATAATGACGCAATCTGGCAGTTCCTTCGAGAGCAACCGCTTCTCTGTGGTTTCAATAACAAGGCATATGACAATTTCATTCTGAAAGCTGTTGCCGCTGATTGTACGCCGCAGGAAGTAAAAGCTCTGAGTGACTACCTCATTGATGGTGGACAGGGTTGGCAACATCCTCTTATGCGGGACAATCCCGTATTCGTGACCTCGTTTGATATTCGTGATGATATGTACGAGGGTCTTTCGCTGAAAGCCTGTGAGGGTCATTTGGGAATGTCGGTGGTTGAAAGCTCTGTGCCGTTTGACCTTGACCGTCCTCTGACCGATGAAGAACTGGACGAAACGATTTTTTACTGCAAGCACGATGTTGACGCTACCGAAAAGCTGGTAGACCTCAGGCAATCGTATTTGCAGACGAAGATTAACCTCGGTCGCAGAGTGGGTATCTCTGACGAAAAAGCCCTGTCTTGCACTAATGCCAAGCTGACCGCACTTATGCTGAACGCAAGGCGTAGAGAGTGGAACGATGGTCGAGATTATGTCTATCCTCCAAGGTTAGATGTGTCCATTATCCCGCAAGAGATTTTGGATTTCTTCGACACCATTCACGACAAGTCAATCCCTGACGAAGTTCTTTTCAAAACCGCTCTGACCTACAAGTTTGGCAATTTCCCTTGCCGGTATGCGTGGGGCGGCGTTCATGGCTCAGTTAAAGGGTATCACGGCAAATCTACGGCGAAGCGGGTTATCCAAAACCGAGATGTTTCATCGCTGTACCCTTCACTGTTGGAATTGTTCCAATATCTTTCTCGGAATGTACCTGACCCCCATGTGTTCTACAACATTCGCAAGGAACGCATACAGGCCAAGCATGACGGTAATGACCAGTTGGCGAAGGACTTGAAGCTCCCGCTCAACACGGTGTCGGGGGCGCAGGAAAACCGCTACAACGACCTCTACGACCCGTTGAAAACCCGTTCCATGCGAATATCGGGACAGCTTTTCCTGACAATGCTGCTTGTTCAGTTGCTTCAAGCGTGTAAGTCGATCGTCTTGCTGAACTTCAACACGGACGGTCTGATGTACGAGATTGACGCTGACGAGGTTCCCATTGTGGATAGCGTCTGCGCGGCGTGGGAGCAAACCACGGGGTTTGAATTGGAACTGGACGAGATTGACGAGGTTTGGATTAAAGATGTCAATAACCTCATTCTCCGAAAGACCAACGGCAAGGTCAAGTCAGTTGGCTCGTATGTTAGCTACGGCGCAACCTCGAAAGGTGCATGGCAGATCAACAATTCGATGGTCATTGTCAAGAAAGCCCTGATTGACTATTTCACGAAAGGCGTTCCGGTTCGGGAAACAGTCATGAATAGTACCGACATTATGGATTTCCAGATCATCGCAAAAGCCGGTTCTTCCTATAACGGTGTTGTCCAGAAGATAGGCAATCGTGAGGTACAAGTCCAGAGAGTCAACCGTGTGTACGCCGTAGACCCGTTCAAAGATCGCCAATGGTTTGGTACGCTTTATGCCCTGAAAGGCGAAAGCTACAAGAAAATCGGCAATATCCCAGATCATTGTCTGGTAGACAACGACAACCATCTATCCCTTGATGAGATTGACCGAGAGTGGTATATCGCTACAACCGAAAAGAGAATTATGGATTTTCTCGGAGAGAGACGGCGAAGGAACACCCGCAAAGTCAATTCCATTAAGAAAAAATTATTAGAAATGTTGGAGGTATAAATATGGCTACTACCAAGAAAGCAGCTGAGACTGCGGCGGTGGATTATTCCACCATGAATGTATTTCAGAAGTTGCAGCTTGCCCGTGTGCGCTTCCTCGAAGCTGGCGTGGACAAGAGCGGCAAGCACATGAAGCTCGAATATAAGTATTTCGAGCTGGCGGACATTGTTCCCAAGGCCGAGCAGATTTTCCTTGAAATCGGTCTGATGATGGTTCCGTCCATGTACGGCGACAAGGCGACCGCTCGTGTCTACAATGTCAATGACCGTGAGGACTTCATTGATTTTGTTGCACCGTACACCCCCATCGCCCCCATCGTGTCCAACGTTGGCAAGCAGGTCACAGACGAAATGCAGGCGACCGGCAGCTCCATCACCTATATTCGCCGCTACCTGTGGCAGCTCGTTCTTGACATTGTGGAGCATGACAGTATCGACAGCGGCGAGTTTGATACGACCCCCGCACCCGCTCCCGCCGTCACCAAGAAGCGCCCTGTGACCACTGCACAGCGTCAGGAGATCAAAAAGGAACTGACCGGCGCTCCTGCTGGTGCGGCTACTAAGGAACAGGTCAGTACGCTGAAAAGTCTGCTGAAAAAGCTCATGGATATTGACGCAGAGCAGGAACAGTTCGTGCAGACCATCGCCATGAAGACCGAGGGCTTTTCCAAGATCGAAGCCGACAAGTGTGACGCTCTGATCGAGGGCGTGAACAATATGCTGGCTGGCTACGAAATGAAAACGGCGAAGATCTCCCGTTCATGATTATGTGCGGAGATTTGAGAACCGCTCAACAGGTTTGTGAAATCCTCCGTCCCTATTCAAATTCGATGAAAACCCAGCTGCAAATCAGTTGGCAGAAAGGAGAAAGTGAAAATGGAATGGCTTGACGGCAACAAAATCCAGATTATCCCTCCCAAGCGTCCGAAGAAGCTGACTGGTACTCGCTTCGCTACTATCCTCGGTCTGAACCCGTGGTCTACGCCGTTCGAGATTTGGTGTGAAGTGACCCGCACCTATCAGAAGCCGTTCGAGGATACGATCTACACCATCGCTGGTAAGACCATCGAGCCTAAGCAGGCCGAGTACATGAAGCAGACCTACTTCATGAGCAATCTGGTCACACCGACCGACATTTGGGGTAAAGACTACTTCCGTCAGACCTACGGTGATTTCTTCAAGGAAAGCCCCGTCCTCGGCGGTATGTGGGACTACTTGCTCTATGGCAAAGATGGTAAGCCTACCACCGTCCTCGAAATGAAGACCTCCAAGCGTGTCGAGGACTGGAAGGACGATATTCCTGAGTATTACGCTTTGCAGGCGGCGTTGTACGCTTACCTTCTCGGCGTGGACGAGGTTATCATGGTCGCTTCCTTCCTTGAACCCAAGGACTACGATGACCCTGAGAAGTTCGTGTGCAGCGGTGACAACACCATCACCCGCCCCTTCAAGGTGTCTGAGCGGTATCCTGACTTCGAGAAGAAGTATGTGAAGCTTGCCCTGAAATGGTGGAAGGACTATGTGGAGAGTGGCATTTCCCCCGCCTTTGACGAGCGCAAGGACGCTGAAATCCTGA